ATGAGCAGATTCAATAAAAACCCAAGGAAAGAAAATTTTTTAAATCTCTTTCCGGAGACCAGCATCGAGAACTGCGATATAGAATCGAGATTTAAAGTAAATTTTTCTTTTTTTGACAACTCCCAAGAAAATGGCTCAGGCTTTGATGAGTTAGAAAATGGCGTGCTCGCGAGAATAATGGAAAAAATAAAAGAGTACACTCGCCATGACCTTAACTACTGGAGGCACCAACGGTGTGGAGCTCACGGTTTAAAAATCCTAGCAGATTATGGTGCGTTCCCACCTAATACTAACTTCGTCCACCCTAAGCCAGTACCACACAATGTGAACTGGTGCAGATTCAGACTTGAAGGCCTATCTAGATTAGTTGGTTTCACTATCCCTCCCGGATATGTGAACACGCCCAAAAAAGATAGCCTACCATATGACCCCAATACATTTTATCTAGTGTTTATAGATCTGAATCATAAGTTTTACATAGCTAATGACAGGTGAAATACTCCGGCGGTAAAATTGCCGCCTCTCTGTCATCTATCTCCTACCACCATGTAAAATCATTCTTCATATCAAGCTTGACCGCATCCCATATAAAAGCTCTCTTTAATGCCAATTATGCGTATCGATCTAGGGCGAGCGATTTTACACCCATTGCAGAAACACCCATTCGCTCTAGTACCTCTATGGTTGCTAGCGATGCCGAAATTCGTTGATGCAAGCTGACGCCAGGCTGATCCTGAGTATGTTTTTTCATAAGCGAGAGTGCATACAATGTGCTGAAGCTATGCTACGGCCGACCTCTACAGTGCTTCCCGCATTTTATGTTGACCCACGGAGGTTAGTTTTTTGTTGACTGCCTTGAGGGCCTTTCCCGCTTTGGGTTTGCAGATGGTCGACAGGATTAGGTCGTCGGTTAAGTATGGTTAGCTCCTAACCTGCATTGACGTTAAACATTATATAAATAATGTTTTTTTAAATAATTTAGTTGAAAGTAATTTCCTACTCTCAACCATAACTAACCATCCAAAGTTGGCGCTCAAGCCCAGGAAACACGGGCCTTTCAAAGCAGCCCATCACGCTCAAAAAAACTGACCCTTTTCCAGAGCCGATTCCTAAATCAGTGTGCTTGTCGATTCGCATAGCATCTGCTGAAAGCACACACCTTCGCAGGGTTCCGCAGGGTTCTGACTCCCCCAAAACGCCAACCAAGCACCCGGCCTGGGCCGTAGCCAGGAAGCAGCAGAAGTGAAGAAAAAGTGACCCATTTAGTCCGCAGGCGAGGTGGGGGGACGACGGCGCGCGCCAGGTAAAGGCAGTCCTGGCGGGCATCTGTAGCACGCCAATTCCCCGATTTGTAGCACGTTGCTTCCCGCGCCATGCTTCAGCTCCCCCGCGGCTCTGCACATACTGTCGCTCTGTATCCTCATAGGTGCACCAAACGCCGGCGGTTATTAGCCCGCGCAGCCGCTCACTGTTATCGTGACATGATCGGAATGCTATGCAGATCTGGCTTCCTCTCGCATGCTCAATGAGCGAAAACCTTGAGTCTTGGGCATAAAAAACCGCGGGATAGGCGGTCATTCAAGGTCTACTCTGCTATCGGCAGGCGATACGCCACAACTGGTCCAGCTTTATGGTGTAGCTCTGGCTCATTATCTCGCGCTGCATTTCCCGCAGTCGCGGTTCGCCGGCACACTGGCCGCAAGCGGTGGGGAAGACGATCTGAAGGGATTGTCGGGCAGGCGACAGCAGGGCAATATGAGTATCAAAATGCCATAAGTGCTCGCATCCATGGACTCATGGATTAAACAACCAAGAGCTTTTAACCTAGAGCCAAACAATGGAAAGATATAAATTTTTATATGAATTATCACGACAAGCCCTGAATGAGGACTTGGAGAGATTCAAAAAACTAGAGGAAAAGGCCGGAAGATTTTTAAGCATTTTGAGCATTGGCATAGTTGGCTATACCGCATTAAACAATGCCGCATCTTCTAAAATCTTCCCAATATGCGGAACACTAAGCTATACATTTATAGCTCTCTCTATATTGACTTATTTAACGCTATTCTCCGCAAGCGCTCGACTGTTCGCCAGTATCAAGCTTTCTAAGAGCCCGCGCATCGCAATAGACGAGCACACTAATAAAATTATTGAAAATGAAGACCTGCTAACTTCTTACTACCAAATGGCAATGGTTTGTCAGGAAGCCCAAAAAATTTCAAGTAGACAGTTAGACAAAAAGACCGATCTACTACTGAGCGCATACAAAGAAATCAACTTTTCTGGCTTCCTGCTATCGGCATCTTTAGTAAATTATTTCCTAATTTTATCAACCAAAGGAGCGTAAACCATGAGCGACAAAAAAGAACCGAAGAAAGAAGACCAAAAACCCAAACCAAATCCTGACGCTCAGAGACCAAAAATCGAATTTGTCCTAAACCATGCCCCACCTGGAAAAAAGAGATAGCTAAATTTTTATTCAGGATTTAAACCATCCCGACTTAAATTATAAATGGGAGCAGCATTATGAATACGGAAAGATTTCGAGCGCACGTCCAGTATGATGACTTCAAGGGAACAGCGGCAGCTGATCGTCATGACAATCGTAACATCTCCCACTATTTGGAAGAAAAAGGACTTCTTAAAGAGGATGAACTCGTAATAGGCATCGAGATGTGGTCTGGAGAAGTTCACGAAAACTTTCAGAATGCCCCCGTTTATGTGAGCGTGTTGGTGTCGTCAGGTGGGAGGTACGACACAATTCATGAGGAAGTGATTTCGGGTCAGCCTGTTCATGTGCGCAAAATCAGACTCGAAATGCCCTTGAATGAGTTTTTCGGACTGTTCAAACGCTTCGCGATAGCTATTTCAGGTTTTGATCTTACCGACCGTGAAATAGCTTTCGACGACTAACAGCGAATCAAAAATATAATTGGCCTTGCACTCATTGAGTTGAGGCCAATTCATACGGTTTAAATCGCATCACATCCTCCCCGAGCCAGTCATTCACCTGCGCCATACGCGCCTGAATCGGCTCAAGTTCATTGGCTGCGTAGATCTGCGCTGCCTCTCTGATCGAACCAAACCCACCCGCGTTCTGCGGCACGATGCCCATCAGCTGCGGCGGAATACGCAAACTGGCCAGCACGTCGTCGCGGGTCTGGTTTTTGATCGAGTTGAATTCGTCCTTGGCCGTCACCTCGCTGACCGGGATGATCTGCAACCCGTCCTTTTTGCCGTTGGGCGAGTACACGAACAGATTGCGGAAGTTGCCCGGCCCCTTGGAGTCCTTCAGCGCTTTGCGCAGTGAGTCGACGTCCGCTTCGTTCTGCGCGGCGTCGGTCATGTAGAGAATGAAGCCGGCATGACTGCCGTTCTCGTAATACTTGCGGCGAAACAGCGTGGCCGATTCATTCAGCAACGCCGACTGCAAGGCGCTGATCCACTCGGGCAAGCCATACACCTCCTGGTGCAGATCCGCTTCCCGCAGATGAAAAACGGTGCCCGGTTCAAACTCATGCTCCTCCTTCCAGCCCTGGACCATGAACTGCCGGCCGTCGTTACCCGAGCGCATGTACTTCGCCAGCGGCGGTACGAGCTCGCGCACCGGGCCGAGCATCGAGCGCCGCCCTTCCAGATAGCCGTTACCCAGGCAGAGGAAGTCCAGAGCGAACTGTTCGAACGCTGCCCGCGACAGCAGCCGGTGTGGAATGAAGGTTTTGCTCAGCAAATTGCGCTTGAACATCAGACCCGAATGAAGGTGCACGCAGGAACCCACGGACCGTGCCAGACCGTCCAGCGACAGCGGCGGCTCGTACCAACGCCCGTTAAACCAGCATTCCAGATAATCAAAAACCTCACGGCCACTCAACACTGGGGACGGGTCGCCAAAGCTGAATGCCTCCATCTTGCTGTCACTGCGTGGAATAAATTCCTGCGTTGCAACCGTGGAAGCCTGAGCCACTTGTTTGGTATTTCTGCGGCGGTTCGACATCAAAAAATCTCCATCCGCCCGGTGTTGGCAGTGGTCTGCCCCTCCAGCGGTTCGTTGTGCAATGCGTGAAAGAGCGCCCATGCCAGGTCGGCGTGGCCGGTGTTGTCGTTGCGGCCGGCGGTGTAGGTAAATTGACGACCGCCTGCGGTGATGGTCTTGCGGATCGCCATCAGCGACTGCGCCATGTCGGTCCAGCCGGCATCGAACTCCAGCCGGCCCCGGTGGATCACGTCGTAGGCCTTCAGCACCAGGCGGGTCTTGACCTCAGGCGAATAGCTGAACGTGGTGACATTGGGGAAGAATTGGCGCACCAGCTGCGCCACGCCGCTGCCCAGACCGGTGACATCAATTCCGATGTACGTCACCCAGTAGCGGTCGCAGACGGCTTTGATCACGCTGGCCTGCGCCGCGAAGTCCATGCCTCGGAATTGGTGCCGCTCCAACACCCGAAACTTGCCACCTGGCACCAGCGGCGGCGCGACCACCACCAGGCCAGAGCAATCGCCGGTTTCCGCTGGGTCATAGCCCACCCACACCTGGCGGTCGCCGAACGGCCGCATGGCAAACGGCTTGTAGTCCTCGGCCCACTCAACCCAGCTGTCGACCATGCACGGCTGCAAAACCGTCAGCGGGAAGATGCTCGCGCCGTCGTCGACAAATTCGCACATGAGCAGGTTGGCAAACGCCTCGGGGCTGTACTCCCGGCGCAGCTCCTCAATGTCGAACAGGTCGCAACCGCCCTGCTCCGCGTCGAGGATGGTGACGATCTGTCGCCACAACCGGTCTTCGCAGAACCTGCCCTGCTGGAGCGCGCCGTGGGATACGTCGACTTTGGTGTGTTGCGCCGCCGGCTTGCCCTTGTTGAAGCGCTCGCCCGTCCAGAAGGTGTAGGCCTCATGGGCCATGGTCGACGGCGTCGAGAAGTAGGTTTTGCGCCACTTCTTGTGCATCGCCATACCCGATGCAACCTTGTTCAGCTCCTCAAACTTGAACGTCCAGAAGAATTCGTCGAAGTAGAAATTGCCGTGGTAGCCCTGAGCCGTGCGCGCGTTGGTACCGAGAAAAAACAGTTCCGCGCCGTTCGGCAGCACGATGGGATCACCGGTCAGCTCGACGCCGATGACCTCGCGGGCAAACGCCTGGATGTACCCTCGGAACAGGTAGGCCTGATTCTTCGACGCCGACAAGAAAATCTGATTTCGCCCGGTTTCCAGCGCATCAATAAACGCCTCACGGGCGAAGTAGTAAGTGGCGCCGATCTGCCGGCTTTTGAGGATGACGCGGGTGCGCTGATTGCCCGCCCGGTGCCAGTCTTTCTGGTAGTCGAAACACCCATCGATAAACGCTTCGCGCAGCAGCTCGATCTGGTCTTCGCTGATGTCGTTTTTCGGGGTCTTTTTCTTCGGGCCTTCGTTGCGTTTTGCGAGGTTGGGGTTGAGTTCGGTTTCGGTACCGCCACCCTGGAAGCGCTGGATGCGAGCCTGTCGCTCCAACTGCCGGTGCAGCAGGTCGATCTCTTTGAAGTCCCCGCCGCTCTTGCCTTCCTTGAGGATCAACTGCACCAGACGCGCTTCCAGCGCCCCACCGATGCGCTCGACGTTATCCGCCCGGTCCCACTCGTCGCGGGCCTTCCAGCTGTGTAGCGTTTTTTCCTTTTCGCCCGTAGCCTCGGCAATCTCGCAGATACGCCAACCCATCCAATACAGGAACTTGGATTGGCGTCGGGGATCGATTGGGAGCAGTTCAGTCGTAGTCATGGCCGCGATGCTGCCGCCCGCGCCTGCGAGTCAGTAGCGCCGCCACTTGTAGTCCCGCTCTCTACAATCCCGTCCCGTTGCCGCAACTCGCGCGCGTCACGACCATGCCCCTCATTGCAACGCACTTAGCGCCCAACGCATTGAGGATTCCCGGCATGAAGAAATTCCGCAGTAATTGGTTCCGCGTCGCCGTCGAGGGCGCTACCTCTGACAAGCGCACCATCAAACGCAGTTGGCTGGAACAGGCGGCGAAGAACTTCAATCCAGCCACCTATGGTGCTCGCATCTGGCTGGAGCACTTCCGTAGCCTGCTGCCCGACAGCCCTTTCAAGGCCTACGGTGACGTGCTCGCGGTCAAGACCGAGGAAGTGGAAATAAACGGCCAGAAGAAGCTGGCCCTGTTCGCCCAGGTCGAGCCGACGCCCGATCTGATCGCCATGAACAAGGCCAAGCAGAAGATTTACACCTCGATCGAAATCGACGACAGCTTCTCGGACACCGGCGAGGCCTACATCGTCGGCCTGGCGGTGACCGACTCCCCGGCCAGCCTGGGCACCGATGTACTGTCTTTCTCCGCGCAGAAGCCAGAATCCAGCCCATTCAAAGACCGTCATTACTCCGCGACGTCGATGTTCACCGAGGCGGTGGAAACCGAGCTCCAGTTTGAAGAGATCGAAGACAAGCCCGGCCTCGGTGCCCAGCTCTTCAGCAAGGTGCAGGCACTGCTCGGCGGCAAACAGGCGAAGGACGATGCCGAATTCGCCCAGATCGGCCAGGCCGTCGAAGCGATTGCCGACCACGTCAAGGATCTGCCTGATCAGTTGGCCGCCGAGAAAAAATTCTCCGGAGAACTGAACACCAAGGTTCAGCAGCTCAGCAACGACCTGGTCGAGCTGAAAACCACCCTCGGCAAAACCCAAGACCACTCCCAAACCCAGCGCCCACCGGTAACCGGCGGCGGCAAACAAGCCCTGGCTGAGTTCTGACCTGCGGCCAACACCGCCAAGCCCACTATCGGAGACACCCATGCGTAACGACACTCGAAAACTCTTCACCGGCTACCTCGGCCAGGTCGCCCTGCTCAACGGCGTTGAATCGGCCACCGCCACATTCAGCGTCGACCCAACCATCCAGCAGCGCCTGGAAACCAAGATTCAGGAGTCGAGCGAATTCCTGACCAAGATCAACGTAATCGGCGTCGATGAACAGGAAGGCGAAAAGGTCGGCCTGGGCGTAGGCGGCACGGTTGCCAGCCGTACCAACACCAACGTCAAAAAACGTGAGCCGCGCAGCATCGGCACTCTGTCGAGCGACAAGTACAAGGCCGAACAAACCGACTTCGACACCTTCGTCAGCTACAAACAGCTCGACGCCTGGGCCAAGTTCCCGGATTTCCAAACCCGCCTGTCCAGCGCCATCGCCCAACGTCAGGCGCTCGACCGTATCCAGATCGGTTTCTACGGCGTTTCGGCCGCAGAGCAAACCGACCGCACCGCGAACCCGCTGCTGGAAGACGTCAACATCGGCTGGCTCCAGCAATACCGCACCCACGCCCCAGACCGTGTACTGAAGGAAGGCGCCGTCGCCGGCAAGATCACCATTGGCAAAACCGGTGATTTCAAGAACATCGACGCCCTGGTCTACGACGCCATCCAGTTGCTCGACCCTTGGTACCGCCGCAACCCTGGCTTGGTGGTGCTGACCGGCCGCGAGCTGGTCCATGACAAGTTCCTGGCCCTGGTCAACAAAGACCAAGACGCGACCAACACCCTGGCGAGCGACCTGATCATCTCGCAACGCCGCGTCGGTGGTTTGCCGCTGTATGAGGTGCCGTACATCCCCGAAGGCACGATCCTCATCACCACCTTCGCCAACCTGTCGGTGTACTGGCAGATCGGCGGGCGCCGCCGCTACCTCAAGGAAGAGCCGGAGTGGAACCGCGTCAGCAACTTCGAATCGTCGAACGAGGCCTATGTGGTCGAGGAATACGGCCTGGGTTGCCTGCTGGAAAACATCACCCCAGTCGAAGAAGCAGGCAGCGAGGGTTAATCCCATGGCACTCAGCATCGCCCAAGCCCACCAGCGCCGCGCCCGCGCGGCCATGGAGGCAGCGAAAACGGCACCACAGCAATCCATGGCCGGTGCAACGGCGTACGAGCACCAGTTGAATCAGCTGCTGCAAGACCGGTTGCGCCTGAAAGCCATCCAGTCCAACGAGGGCAAGGCTGCACTCAAAGCACAGTTGTTGCCCGAGTACATCCCGTACGTCGAGGGAGTACTTGCAGCAGGCAACGGTGCGCAGGACGACGTCATGACCACCGTCATGGTCTGGCGCGTTGACGTCGAGGACTACAGCGGCGCCCTGGACATCGCCGACTACGTGCTCAAACACAAGCTGATCATGCCGGACCGTTTCGAACGCACCACCGGTTGCCTGGTGGCTGAAGAAATCGCCACGGCCGCGCTGAAAGCGCAAAAGGCCAATGGCAGTTTCGACCTGAGCATCTTGCACCGCACTGTCGAACTGACCGACGCAGAAGACATGCCCGACCAGGCCCGCGCCAAGCTGTACCTCGCAACCGGCCGCGCGACATTGGATGGCATCACCGCCGAGGAGCCAGGCCAGCCCGGACAGATTCAGGCCGGTATCGACCTGCTCAAGCGGGCGATCGAGCTGCACGACGGTTGCGGCGGCAAGAAGGATTTGGACAGCGCCGAGCGCCTCCTGAAAAAACACGCTGCCACTGGCAGCTAACCGAGCGTCCCCACGCACCCCGCCGGCTCGGGGCGGATCGGCCAGGCCGCTCCTCCTGAACGTGAAGCCCCGACCACCGGCGATCTATTTTTGAGTGCCGTTTCATGAGCGCATTTGTAGCCAGCGGCCCAATCAGCGGCGGCCATATCAACACCGACCCGTTCTGGCCCTCAATTGATCTTGAGCAGTTGCGGGCAACACTGCGTATCGACAACAGCGTCACGCCAGCCCGCCTGGAAACTGCCGTAATCGCCGCAGCCATCAATATCAACCGTGAGTTGAAGTCGTGGAAAACGGCGCAAATGGCCGCCGGCTACGCCACGCTGGCCGATGTGCCTGACGACATGATCAACGACGTATCGGTCCAGGCCCACCTGTACCGCCGTGCGATCGAGGCCGGTACCGGCGCCGAAGTCTGCGAGCGGTACCGCGACTACAGCGCGACCAATACCGGCAGTGACAAAGCTGAAGAAACCGCCCCAACCGTCGACGACTATCGCCGCGACCTGCGCTGGGCCGTCCGTGACTTCCTCGGGATCAGCCGCACCACCGTGGAGCTGATCTGATGCCCGTCGCCATCCGCACCAATCAAAACGACACCGTCGACGCCCTCTGCTGGCGGTTCTACGGCCGCACTGCCGGCGTCACCGAGGCCGTGCTGGAAGCCAATCCCGGCCTAGCCGACCACGGCCCGATTCTGCCGCAAGGCCTTGTCGTCAACATGCCCGAAGCCCAAAGCAGCGCGCCCCAGCGGCAGATGGTGCAGCTATGGAACTGACCCCCTGCATCAAAGGAAAACCACACCATGGCTGATCCGACTTCCAGCGTTGTGACTGGCCTGCTCATTGGTTTGGGCCTGTCCACCGTAACGCCCGTTATCGACGACGGGGCGCTATTCGGCGCCATCCTCGGCGCCTGGCTGGTAACGAGTACCAAGCGGGACCTTAAAGTCTGGCAGCGGCTGGGCTCACTGTTCCTGTCGGCCGGCGTGGGCTATCTGTTCGCGCCTATGGCTTTACAGGCAATTCCGTTTATCACCAGCGGCGGCAGTGCATTTGTGTGTGCCCTGGTGGTCATCCCGATCAGCATCAAGCTGATGGTGTGGGTGGAGAAAGCGGACATCTGGGACATCTGGCGTCGAATCAGAGGGGGCACCTGACATGCCAAACATCGAATTGGCCGTGCAGTTGATCGCGGCGATTGCCTACCTGCTGAGTGCCCTGCGCCTGGCCTGCTACACCCGAGGCGATGCGCGGTACCGGCGCAGCATCTCGCTGTTGGCAAGCCTGTTTGGCGCCACGTTGTGCATCTGCGGTCTGGAGATTCTGCTGGAGCGCCAGCCCACCAGCCTCGGGCAGGCCGCTGCCATCGTGTTGCTCTGCATCCTGATTTTCCGTTCACGCGGCAACGTCGCCGCCCTGTTGAGGCCCAGCGCATGACCACCACCCTTCGCCACGGCGACCGCTCGCAAGCAGTGCTGATGCTGCAAAAGAACCTCAACAAGCACGGTGCCAACCTCTACCCTGATGGTGTGTTCGGCGACGACACTGAATCGGCTGTTCGCGCTTACCAGCTGAAACTCGGCCTGGTCGTCGATGGCGCCGCCGGCGAAAAGACCCAAATCAGCCTGGCCGGTGGCGACTGCACGCAGCTGCTGCGCAACAATGACCTGGTGGCCGCTGCCGAACGCCTCGACGTTCCGTTGGCGAGCATCTATGCGGTCAATGAAGTGGAATCGAAGGGCAAGGGCTTTCTCGACAACGGCAAGCCGGTGATCCTGTTCGAACGGCACATCATGTACCGCCAGCTCGCCACGGCACGACATGCCGGCGATGACGCGGCCGAACTCAAGCGTCACGCGGACCAGCTCGCCACCGCCAACCCTGCCCTGGTCAACCCGAAGCCCGGCGGATACATCGGCGGTACCTCCGAACACCAGCGCCTGGCCATGGCCCGCCTGATCGACGACACAGCCGCACTGGAGTCGGCTTCCTGGGGAGCGTTCCAGATCATGGGCTTTCATTGGAAGCGCCTCGACTACTCCAGCGTGCAGGCCTTCGTCGCGGCAATGACTGCCGGCGAATCGCAGCAGCTCGACGCCTTCACCCGCTTCATCGAAACCGACCCGGTGCTGCACAAGGCGCTGAAGGGCCGCAAATGGGCCGAGTTCGCCAGGCTCTACAACGGGCCAGATTATTTGCGGAACCTCTACGACACCAAACTCCAGCGCGCCTACGAGCGGCATGCCGCCTGCGAGTGTGGCAAAGGAGTGGCGGCATGATCGACTTCAAAGCGCTGCAAAAGCTGCGGGTAAGGGACGGTGACCTGCTGGTGGTACCGGAGTCGACCGAACAAAGCGATATGGAGTTGTTGGCCGAAGCCATCCAGATCATGAACGGCGCACGGGCCGTAATCGTGCGCGGCCCGATCAAACAGCTCGATACCGCAGACATGAACAAGCTCGGCTGGTACCGCGCGTGAGCACGCTGCGCCAGGCCCTATATGGCCTCGCCCTGCTCGGCGCTCTGGTGCTGCTGATCTGGGTCCAAGAAACACGCATCGACGTCGCTGAAGGCAAAACCGAACGGGCACAAGATGCGGCCAAGTCCGCCCGCGACGACGCCGCTCGCAACCTGAAAACCGCCAATACCCTCGCCGGTACCCTGAAACAGGAACGCGACGCACAGAGCACCCTGCGCGGCCAGCAGGACCAGCTGCGCCAGAGCCTGGCCAAACGCGAGCGAACAATAGAGGAGCTGAAACGTGAAAACGACGAACTACGCGACTGGGCTACTCAGCTTTTGCCTGATGCTGCTCGCCGGCTGCGCGAGCGCCCCGCCCTCACCGGCGCCGCCGCTTATCGTGACTGGCTGTCCGGCCGTGGTGCCGTGCCACCTGCCGGCGACAAGCCCCCTCAACAACGGTGACCTATTGACCGACGAAGACCGCGCAGAAGCTGCCTGGGCTGACTGCGCGGCGCAGGTCGACATGGTCTACAAACACCAGCAGGCCAACCCATGAATAAGCCGGAAAGCCTACGCGCCCACCTGCTGGCCACCGTCGCCGAGTTCAAGCACAACCCCGACCGTCTGCTGATATTCATCGACAACGGCAAGGTCCGTTGCACCGCCGCACACACCCTGTCGTTTGAATACAGCTTTGACCTGCAGATCATCCTCACCGAGTTCGCCGGACACCCCGACAGCGTGATCCTGCCGATCCTGGGTTGGCTGAGCGTCAACCAGGCCGAGCTGCTGGAAAACCTCGACAAGGTCAAAGACGGCATACAGTTCGAAGCCGACATCCTGGACAAGAACAAGGTGGATCTCAGCATTACCCTGCAACTGACAGAGCGGGTTGTCGTGGGGGAGGATGACCAGGGCAAAACCACCGTGAAGCATCCGAACGAACCGCAGTACGTGGCTGGCTACCTAGATCCGAACTGGAAACCGGGTGCCCAGGGCAATACCAGTGAGTGGAGGGTGCCTGGTGGCGAATAACCTGGAAGCCCTGGAGACCTGGGCGGCGGTGCTGCTGGATCGGCTGGAACCGGCGGAGCGTAGCAAACTGGCTAGGAACATTGGTCAGGAACTGCGTCGTAGTCAGCAGAAGCGCTTGATGGCTCAGGAAAACCCGGACGGGACGAAGTTTGCACCGCGTAAACAGAGGAACCTGCGCGGCAAGCAGGGCCGGATTCATCGGAAGCTGGCGATGTTCAAAAAATTGCGCACAGCGTCATATCTAAAAGTCCGTGGTGATAGTAATGCCGTGACGGTGGGATTCACTGGGCGCATTGCCCGTATTGCAAAGGTCCACCAATATGGCTTGAAGGATCGGGCGGAGCGTAGTGCTCCCGATGTTCGCTATGAACAGCGGGAGGTTTTGGGATTCAGTAGTATGGAAGTGGAGATGATAAAAGATCATCTGCTCTCCCATTTTGCAGAGAACCGCTAACGAAGCAAGGCTATGCCATATAAAACTGAGTAACGACTCCGTCCACTAAATCATCAAATGTGAGTATGTCCAAACCTACATATTCAGCCATGATTTCTCGCCATGTATCAGACTCGAAGTCGCTGCGTCTTCCTACCACCAAATATCGTCGTGGCTTATGAACTTTAAATCCGTACTGCGCACAGAACCACTTACGATTATTAGGATCATCGAAATATTCAACATAAACTCTAGTTTGTGCTACGTAGCTACTTAACCACGAAGCAAACACCTCTCTATTATCACTACCTACAATAAAGCTTTTGTCGATGTGAGATAGCTTAAACTCAACAATATCCGCAAAGCCGTTAGGATTAACGATAAAAAAATCTGGCCGTATACTTTTTCGGACTTCGCTCTGCCAATGGCAGGTTAACTCCGACCTAATTTCGGGCACACCAAATTTCATCGTCAAGATGAAATTATTCTCCGGCCTGGCGAGAAACGACGTAATTTCTGGCTCAGTGCTATTTGCATCCCCCCACATCTCGATAAAATGATTAATTTTAGGAAGCTGCTTATATTTATACTCATCTGGCATTGGAAACTTGTAGTGTGCGTCATGCTCAACCAAACCTATTACGCCATCAAAACTAATTTCAAAAGTGTCATATTCCGGATCTTCGCCATCAAATTTTATAGGGAAAAAGTCCAGCCATTTTATCCTTCTTGACTTGAGCCCCGATTCATCAGCATCGAAAAACATACCATTAATAATTCTCGTAAAACATCCTTCTCTAGGTTCAATGCTAGGAGCATTGAATGCCATTACTGCATTCTGGGCAGCAAAATTCCAACCCAAATCTATCAACTTATGCCAGCCTCTATTGGTTGGAACTAACAAGTCCTCACTTACAGTGGGCAGGGGCATAGACCAATCTTTATTTATAGTTGAGTCTGGTTCAAAACCTACAATCTGCTCTAATAGATTACCGTCCCTATTGGAATAATCGTGATACGTCACATGCGCGACTCCACTTGCGACTAAACCGGTAGCAATCTCCGAGCCGGTATACTCAATCGCTATATGCTTACGCCCAATGTAAATCGCCAACTCTTCATGCCGCAACAAAAACGCAGGAACAGTTTTGATTAATTCCGGGTTATTTACCAGATACTGATATAGCGGCCCCCAATAGCTTTTCATTAACTCCTGTAAAAAGAGATCAACCAGCGCTTTAATTGGTTCGGGTTGAATATCTGCCATTTGTGCATTCCCTTGAATTGGTTTGGCTGTAGCTGGAGCATAACCCTATTGGGTCGCGACTGTAATTGCGGTATTTACAAGTAATCAAAGCTGCACTCGCACGCGTGCGCCGCCACCATCGGCGCCATGAACGACTTCGCCGCCCTCTCCCGCATGCTCGAAAACCTCATCCGCTTCGGAGTCATCGCCGCCGTGCAGATGGAGCCCCCGCGCGTGCAGGTAAAAACCGGTTCCCTGACCACCGCCTGGCTGCCGTGGCTCGCCCTGCGTGCTGGGTCTGACCAGGAATGGGACCCGCCCACCGTCGACGAACAAGTGATCCTTTTCAGCCCATCCGGCCAGCTCGCAAACGGCGTCGTCGTCACCGGCCTGTTCAGCGACCACATCCCCGCGAACGGCAACCGCGCCGGCCTGCACCGTCGCACCTACGCCGACGGCGCGGTGATCGAGTACGACAGCGTCACCCATCACCTGAACGCCACCCTGCCCGAAAGCGGCACCACCAGCCTGGTCAGCAAGGGCGGGATCAACATCATCGGCCCCATCAATCACCAGGGCGATTACAACCAAACCGGCAATCAGAACGTAGTTGGCCGAGTAGACGTTTCAGAAGACGTGGTCGCGGCGGGTGTCAGCCTGGTCAATCACCTGACCTCTGGCGTAAAGCAAGGCGACGATCAGTCCGGGGGGCCTGTGCCAACATGAACCGAGAAACTGGCGCCGCCATCACCGATCTAGGCCACATCGGCCAAAGCATCGAAGACATCCTCACCACCCGTATCGGTACCCGAATCATGCGCCGCGAATACGGCAGCCTGCTGCCCGAGCTGGTGGACCATCCCTTCAACGACGCCACGCGCCTACGCGTTTACGCGGGCACAGTCATGGCGTTGATGCGTTGGGAGACCCGTATCAGCCTCAGTCGCGTGCAGTTCCTCGGCGCGAACCTGCAAGGGCAGTCCGTGCTCGATCTGGAGGGCTCCGTCGTCGACACCAATGAACCCTTTAGCCTGAGCCTGCCACTGCAACTGGGGGGAAGCGTATGAATTCCTTTGCCGCGATTGACCTCAGCCAGCTCCCGGCGCCGCAGATCGTCGAGCAGATCGACTTCGAATTGATCCTGGCTGAGCGCAAGGCCTACATGATCAGCCTGTGGCCGATCGAGGAACAGGAACAGATTGCCGCGCGCCTCGACATGGAGTCGGAGCCCCTGGCAAAGCTGCTGCAGGAGAACGCCTACCGCGAAACCATCTGGCGTCAGCGGGTGAATGAGGCGTCCATGGCGAACCTGCTGGCCTTTGCCAAAGGTCCCGATTTGGACCAGTTGGCGGGCAACTTCAACGTCAAGCGCCTGGTGGTTCAGGAAGCCAAGCCCATGGCCGTCCCGCCTGTCACGCGGATTATGGAAGGCGACGACAGTTTGCGTGAACGGGCGCAAATGGCCTGGGAGGGGCTGAGCACCGCCGGTCCGCGCCAGAGCTACATCTTCCATGCCCGTGGGGCTGATGGCCGCGTTGCCGATGCGACCGCTGAAAGCCCATCACCCGCCGTGGCAGTGGTCACCGTACAGGCCCTACTCGGCGACGGCACCGCGTCGGCCGACCTGGTCGCCACCGTCAAGAAGTACCTGAGCGACGATGATCGCCGGCCCGTGGCAGACCGCCTGACCGTGAAGCCCGCAGAAATCATTCGGTACCAGGTGAAAGCCAAGCTGTACTTGCTGACCAGTGGCCCCGAGTCTGAGCCAATCCTTGCTGCAGCTGAACAGAGCTTACGGGCCTACGTGAACCAACGTCGCCGCCTGGCTATGGAGGTGTCGGAATCCGCCATGCACGCCGCGCTGTTCGTCGAAGGTGTACGTAAGGTCGTGCTGGAAGACTGGGTCGATATCGTCGCCACCAAGGAACAGGCGCCCTTCTGCACTGGCATCTCCATCACAAGAGGCGCTGAGTAATGGGCGTCCAGCAGCTTCTACCGAACAACTCCACAACGCTTGAGCGCCAGGCAGCGCAGGCGCTCGCGGAGATTCAGCGGGTGTCGATCCCCCTGCGGCAGCTGTGCAACCCGAACACCTGCCCGGTTGCCGTGCTGCCCTACCTGGCCTGGGCCTTCTCTGTCGACCGTTGGGACAGCAACTGGACCGAAGCTACCAAGCGCGCCGCCATCCGATCATCCCGCTACATCCACGCACACAAAGGCACCATCGGCGCCCTGCGTCGCGTGGTCGAGCCGCTGGGCTACCTGATCGAGGTGATGGAATGGTGGCAGACCGTACCGGAGGGCGTGCCCGGCACCTTTGCGTTGAAGGTCGGAGTGCTGGACACCGGCATCACCGAAGAAATGTACCAGGAGCTTACCTGGCTGATTGATGACGCCAAGCCGCTCACCCGCCCACTGACCGGCCTGGCCATCAGCCTGGAAAGCACCGGCACCGTGTTCATCGGGGCCTGCGTGTACGAAGGCGACGAACTCAGCGTTTACCCACCGACCCAGCGCGATATCGACGTCAGCGGCTTGTACCGCATCGGTGGCCGCGAACACCATATCGACACGATGGACATCTACTCATGACCGACCAAAACAGCCAGTTCTTCGCGATCCTCACCGCCGTCGGTGAAGCCAAACAAGCGAACGCAGACGCCCTGGGTGTGCCCTGGACATTTGCACAGATGGCAGTGGGGGATGCCAATGGCACCGACCCTATCCCCAGCCGCACACAAACCAAACTGATCAACGAGCGCCGACGTGCACCGTTGAACCAGGTGAAGGTCGACCCGAACAACGCCAGTGTGATCATTGCCGAACAGATCATCCCAGAGAGCGTTGGTGGTTGGTGGGTACGCGAGATTGGTCTTTATGACGCAGCAGGCGACCTGGTTGCGATTGCCAACTGCGCCCCAACCTATAAGCCGCTGCTCGCTCAAGGTTCGGGGCGAACCCAGGTGATCAGGATCAACTTGATCGTAAGCAGTACGAGCAACATCGAGCTGAAAATTGATCCGTCCGTAGTACTCGCAACGCGAGAGTACGTTGACGTAAAGGTTGCAGAAGAAATTGGCAAGCTCGACTTAAAACAGTCCGTCGTCGTTGCGACCCTGAACAGCATCGCATTGGGAGGCCTGCAAACCATTGATGGCGTTGCCCTGGAACCGGGCGCTCGCGTGCTCGTAAGAAAGCAGCAAACCGCGAGTCAAAACGGGATATACATCGCGGCGACAGGCCAGTGGTTCAGATCGCCAGACGCAGATACCAACGCAAAAGTGACCTCTGCGCTGACCGTGGGCGTTGAGCGCGGCGACACTTACGCCGATACAGTTTGGACATTGACCACCGACAGTCCTGTTGTCATTGGCACCACGGCACTTAATTTCGAACTGCTATCAGCGACAGCAAAGGACGTTGCGGGCGTATTCAGGAGCGTAACAGTCGATAAATTCGGTCGAGTGCTGGCTGGTACAGCTCCTACTACCTTGGCGGGTTACGCCATCGAAACGGCCAGCAAAGCCGAAGCTGAAGCTGACGAAGTGATCGAAAACACAAAGCCAGCAACCATGCTGAACGTTTTCCAGTTCTTCAAGAAACGCTGGGTTGAGGCGACGGAAAGCAAATCCGGCGTTCAGGCCAACGCGAAAGACGAGGACATGGATGATGGCACAACCGATGCTCGAACCGTCACTCCGCTGAAGCTTGCGCGCCGCTTGACGAAGTTACTCGTTCAAGCCACCGAGGCCGTGGCGGGGTTGGCAAAACTCGCAAGTCAAAACCAGGTTGATCAGGGACTTGATGATGCGACGATCGTTACGCCGAAGAAGTTGCGCGCCGGCTTCCGAGTCTCATTGGCTGTCAACGGCTATATCTACTTCCCCAGTTGGATGGGTGGCCTGGTGTGGCAATGGGGGAATAGAAACTTCACCTCCGGTACCTCCGTGCCGTTCGCAATACCATTTCCGGTTGAGTGCCTTATTGCCTGGGCCGTACCCAACTCAATTGTAGGAGGGAGCCCAAGCACGGTCGCGGCAAACGTGCAGTCGTTGACTACAAACTCGATGATCCTCAGCTGGACTGCCGGCGGGACGTATTCTTTCTTCTGGTTTGCATTGGGGCGCTGACATGTCAAAAATTTATGCTGTATTCAACGACGATGGTCTGTTTCAAAACATGCTTTTCCGGGGCGTACATGCCATCCCGAAAGGTGCGGTTGAGATCGGCGACGACTTATCGGCGCGCATCCTCCAGCAACCTGACTCGATATGGCGGATTGACGACTCAGGTGCAATTACATCGACCGAACCCGAGTCAATTCCACCTACGCGCGAGCAGATCGATGCAGAGCGTGACCGCCGGATAGACGCGGGCGTAACGTTCGATGGTGTGCTCTATCAGTCGAAAACGACCGACCGAGAAAACATTGCAGGAGCTGCTCAAATGGCGTTCATGGCAGTGGTGGCAGGCGTTCAACCCGGCGACTTGCGCTGGTCAACCCCCGACCAGGACTTCGCCTGGATCTGCGCCGAAAACACCCTGGTGCCCATGGATGCACAGACCGTCGTGGAGTTCGGGCGAGCCGCCGCGCTGCGGAAGTCGGAACTGATCTATGCCGGTCGTGCATTGAAAGATCTGCCGGAGATTCCAGAGAACTTCACCGACGACGTATGGTGGCCGGCGTGAGCAAGTTCCTGAACACCCTGAAAACTGAACAGGACAGCAAGTGGGAGCGCACTCTGCTGGACGATCTGTCGCTGCAGGACGATGAGCACGGCGTGATAACGGTACCGGCGGGCTTCAGGACCGACTTCGCCAGCATCCGGTTCTTGCACAACATCTTCCTGTTCGTGCTGTACGCCCTGCTCGCCGGCTACGGCAACTACGCCGCCACCGTGCACGACTGGCTCTACACCACCGGCCCGCTCACTCGTAAACAGGCCGACGCGGTGCTGTACCGTGGTCTGCGTGCCGAGGGAATTGCACGCTGGCGAGCCTGGCTGTTTTGGGCCGGCGTCCGCATCGGTGGCGGCAAACGCTACAAGATCAATCCCGTCTGACCATCTGCCACCTGTAACCCCATTCCCTACAAGTGCCGCCGCTCGCCCATCCGGCGCGCGCGCGGCAGCCTGTGCACTGTCATTCCATCACAGCGCAGGCAACCACCCATGGCCGGTTCAGACTATCTCCACGGCGTGCGGGTTCTCGAACTCAACGACGGCACCCGCCCCATTCGCACCATCGCAACCGCAGTCATTGGCCTGGTATGTACGGCTGAAGATGCGGACCCGCTCGCTTTCCCGCTGGACACCCCTGTCCTGCTGACCAATGTGCAAACCGCGATCGCCAAAGCCGGCGTCAAAGGCACCCTGGCGAAGAGTCTGCAGGCCATCGCGGACCAGACCAAGCCCTACACCATCGTGGTACGAGTCAAGGAAGGCGCAGATTCAGCAGCCACCACCACCGCCCTGATCGGCACCACCACCGCCGACGGCAAGTACACCGGCATGAAAGCCCTGCTCGCCGCCAAGGCCCGTGTGGGCATGACGCCGCGCATCCTCGGTGTGCCAGGCCTCGACAGCCAGCTGGTGGCCACCGCCCTGGTATCGATCGCCAAGGACCTGCGCGCCTTCGCCTACGTCAGTGCGTGGGACTGCAAAACCAAGGAAGAGGTGGTCGCCTATCGCGAAAACTTCGGCGCCCGTGAAGTCATGGTGATCTGGCCGGAGTTCCAGAACTGGGACACGGTCACCAGCGCGACCGTCACCGCATCGGCAGTAGCCCGTGCGCTGGGCCTGCGGGCGCTGATCGACAAAGATATTGGCTGGCACAAGACGATCTCCAACGTCGCGGTCAACGGCGTGACCGGCATCAGCGCCGATGTGTTCTGGGACCTGCAAAACCCGGCTACCGACGCCAACTACCTCAACAGCAACGAGGTCACCACCCTGATCAACGAGGGTGGTTTCCGCTTCTGGGGTAGCCGCACGTGCAGCGACGATCCGCTGTTCGCGTTCGAAAACTACACCCGTACCGCGCAGATCATCGCCGACACCATGGCCGAGGCGCACATGTGGGCCATGGACAAGCCCATGCACGCGTCCCTGGTCAAAGACATCATCAATGGGATTAACGCCAAGTTCCGCGAGCTGATCAACCAGGGCTACCTGATCGGCGGCAGCTGCTGGTACCCGGAAGACATCAACGACAAGGACACCCTCAAGGCCGGCAAGCTGACCCTGGACTACGACTACACCCCCGTGCCGCCCCTGGAAGACCTCACCCTGCGTCAGCGCATCACCGACCGCTACCTGATGCAGTTCGCCGCCGCCGTCAACGCTTAAACCGGGCCTCCCCGCAAGGGGAGTTAACCCCGTGCCATAACTCCGGAGATTCCCGCCATGGCCATGCCTCACAAACTGAAAAACATGAACCTGTTCAACGACGGCGGCAGCTACGCAGGCAAGGTCAAGACCGTCACCCTGCCCGCCTTGGGCCGCAAGATGGAAGCATGGCGCGCCGCCGGCATGAATGGCCCGGTCAAGGCTGACCTGGGCATGTCCGACGACGGCATCCAGCTGGAATGGAAGCTGGGCGGCCTGGACCTGATCGTGCTCAAGCAATTCGGCGCGGTCAACGCAGCGGGTATTCCCCTGCGTTTCGCCGGTGCCTTCCAGCAGGACGACACCGGTGAAATCAGCGCCGTAGAGGTGACCGTTCGCGGCCGTCACGAAACCATTGAAATGGGTGACGCCACACCTGGTGAAGACACCGAACACTCTGTCACCACCACCTGCACCTACTACAAGCTGACCGTCGACAACGAAGACATCATCGAAATCGACCTGCTGAACTTCATCGAGAAGGTCGGCGGCGTCGACATGCTGGAGAAACAGCGCAGCGCCATCGGCCTTTGATCGCCGGCATCGATCGCTAACCGCATCCCCACATCCACAGGAGCTTTCCCATGAAACCCGCAGCTACCGAACAACCAGACGTACAACCACTGGCCGACGACAACACCGTCATCCTCGACACGCCGATCCGCCGTGGCACCACCAGCATCGACAGCATCACCCTGCGCAAGCCCAACTCGGGCGAACTGCGTGGCGTGAGCCTGTCCGAACTGTTGCAGATGGACGTCAACAGCCTGGTCAAGGTGGTGCCGCGTATCAGCAGCCCAACCCTCACTGCCATTGAAGTCACGTCGATGGATCCTGCCGATCTGTTCGCGCTCGGCACCAAGGTGTGCGGTTTTTTGTTACAGAAATCGATGAAGACGGACGCATCCCTCGTTGCGTAGAGGACGCCATGGCCGACCTGGCCGTGGTTTTTCACTGGGCACCGGCTGATATGGATCAGTTGGGCCTGAAGGAACTGATGGACTGGCGCGAGCGCGCCAGGGTGCGGAGCTCCACCGATGGCAAATGATCTGAGACTTCAGGTGCTGCTCAGTACCATCGACAAGGCAACCCGCCCGCTGAAGCACATCAGCGAAGGGGGCATCGAGACAGCGCGTGCCCTCAAGGCTGCTCGCGACCGCCTGAAAGAACTCACCTCCCAACAGAAAGACGTCAGCGCCTGGCGGGCTCAGCGAGCAGCAGCCGAACAAACCGGTGCATCGCTCACTGCTGCGCGTGATCGAGTCAAATCCCTCAGCCAGGAACTCGCCGCCACCGACGCGCCGACCAGGGCAATGACCCGCAGCTTCCAGGCAGCAGTGCGCGAGGCCACCCGACTCAAGCAGCAGCACCAGCAACAGAGCGTTCAGTTGCAAGGGCTGCGATCGAAGCTCTACGACGCCGGCATCAGTACTAAAAATCTCGGCACCCATGAGCGCCAGCTGCGCGAGCAAATCAACGCCACCAACGCCAGCATCAGCAGGCAAGGCAAGCGCATGGCCGAGCTGAGCGCCCAGCACAAGCGCGCAGCGTTGGCTCGCAGCCAAATGGAGAAGTCCCAGCGCGCCGCCGGCAACCTTGCCGTGAACGGCGCTGCCGGCTTGGGTGTTGGCTACGCAGCCAGCCGGCCCGTAGCTGCAGCAGTGAAGGCCTTTGCGCCCAATGAGGATTCCGCCACACAGCTCAAAGTGTCGATGATGGACAACACCGGCAAGGTCTCCGAGGACTTCCAGAAGATCACGGATCTGGCCACCAAGCTGGGCGACCGCTTGCCAGGCACCACGGCTGACTTCCAGAACATGATGACGATGCTCCGGCGTCAGGGCATCAGCGCACAGAGCATCCTCGGCGGTACTGGTGAAGCCGCAGCGTACTTGGGCGTCCAGTTGAATATGGGAGCGACGGAGGCGGCTGAGTTTGCCGCCAAGATGCAGGACGCCACGCGTACCAGCGAAAAGGACATGATGGGGCTGATGGATACCATCCAACGCGGCTTCTACGCTGGTGTTGACCCAACAAACATGCTGCAGGGCTTCAGCAAGATTGCCCCAGTGATGGACGTGATCAAGAAGTCAGGGATCGATGCTGCAAAAGAACTGGCGCCGCTGCTCATCATGATGGACCAGGCCGCTATGGACGGTGGCTCCGCAGGCAACGCTTTCCGCAAAATTTTCCAAGCAGGACTGAACCAAGACAAAGTCGACAAAGCGAACAAAGCGCTCGCGAAATCTAACCAAGGGATGTCGTTCAAGTTTACGGATGACAAGGGCAACTTTGCTGGCCTAGAAAATCTGTATGCGCAAATTGAGAAGCTGAAAGGCCTGAACGATATCGATCGAACAGAAATAAAACAGACGCTGTTCGGGGATGATGCGGAGACGATGTCGACTCTGGACGCCATGATGAACAAAGGTCTGGCGGGATATCGGGAAGTCCAGCAGAAGCTGCAAACTCAAGCTGACCTGCGCACCCGCGTCAACGAACAACTCGGCACCCTGACCAACGTGATGGAGGCTGCTGAGGGCAGCTTCACCAATGCCATGGCGGAATTCGGTGCTGCGGTCGCCCCGGACCTGAAAGATCTGATCAACACCTTGGGCGCAATCGCCAATAGCATCGGCACCTGGGCCCGGGAGAATCCTAAATTGGCCGGGGGCCTGGTCAAGGTCGTGGCCGCAATTGCTGCGATGGCATTCGTTTTCGGCGGTTTGGCGCTGACCATGGCAAGCATGCTGGGGCCGTTTGCAGTGTTGCGTTACGGCATGACCATGTTCGGTTTCCAGGGTGGCGGCATCACCAAGATGCTCGGCCGGTTGATGCCCACGCTAACCGGACTGGCCCGCAATGCGTTCCCGATGCTTGCCCAGGGCGTTCGTATGGTCGCCACGACAATGGGCGGCGCCCTGCTGACCGCACTGCGCACTGTTGGCGTGGCTCTGTGGGGTCTAGCAGCGAACCCAATCGTTCTGATCATCGCCGCCGTTGTCGCCGCGCTCGCTGGCGGGGCCTACCTGATCTACAAAAACTGGGATGCGGTGAAGAACTACTTCGCCAACGCCTGGACGGAGATCAAAGCGGGTTTCGATGGTGGGATCGGCGGCATCATCACCACCCTGGTCAACTTCAGCCCACTCGGCTTGGTGTATCAGGCGTTCGCCGGCGTGATGAGTTACCTGGGTATCGAACTACCCGGCCGCTTCACCGAGTTCGGCGGCATGATCGTCAACGGTCTGATCAATGGGCTGACGGCCGGAATCGGCGCCGTCAAAGACGCCATCGGCTCGATCGGAGACGCCAGCATTGGTTGGTTCAAGGAAAAACTCGGCATCCACAGCCCGTCGCGGGTGTTTGCTGAGCTGGGCGGGTTCACCATGGCCGGGCTTACTCAGGGCCTTGAGGGAGGGCAGAAAGGACCGCTGGACGCCCTGACCAGCATGAGCAAGCAGATGACCGCCGCCGGCACTCTGGCGCTCAGCGCTACCGCGATGCCGGCGTTTACCGTGGATAACGCGCCCCCGATTAGCGGATCGTCAGCAGCCGTCGTCTACGACAGCCATGACACCTACGAAATCAGCATCACGGCAGGGCCTGGCACCGACATGCAAAGCCTGGAAAAGAGCCTGCGCGCGATTCTGTCCCGCATCGAAAACGAAAAGAAAGCGCGTCAGCGCAGCAAACTCTCCGATCTGGAATAACCACCATGATGATGGCCCTCGGCATGTTCGTGTTCAGCCTCCACACCGCCGCCTACCAGGAGCTGCAACGCCAAACAGATTGGCGCCACGCCAGCAACAACCGCATCGGCGCCGCCCCTGCGCGGCAATTCGTTGGCCGTGGCGAAGACGCCATCACACTCCCCGGCATCCTTTTCCCCGAACTGGCCGGCACAGCCCTAAGCCTCGACTCGCTACGCCTGATGGCAAACACCGGCAAGGCCTGGCCAATGGTCGAGGGCACCGGGCGGATCTACGGCCTGTGGGTGATCGAAAGTCTCAGCGAAACCAGAACCATATTCTTTCCCGACGGCACGGCACGGCGCATTGAGTTCACCCTGAGTTTGAAGCGTACCGACGATGACCGTATCGACCTGCTCGGCGCCGGTACCAGCATCGGTGTCAATATCCTGAGGGGACTGCTGTGATCGATCCAATCATTGCCAAGGTCACCGGCTACCTGCGCAACACCGCAGATCGCTTCGTCCGGGACGCAGCCTATCCGGTGCCGGCATTCCGGATCGCCGTCGACGGCCTGGACATCGCCCAAATAATCAGTCCGCGCTTGATGAGCTTGGAGTTGACCGACAATCGCGGCGTCGAGGCAGACCAACTCAGCATTACCCTCAGCGACCATGACGGCCTGCTGACGATTCCACCGAAGGGTGCAGTGGTCCGATTGTGGCTGGGCTGGAGCGACACCGGCTTGGTGGACAAAGGCACCTACACTGTCGACGAAACCGAACACAGCGGCGCGCCGGACGTACTCAGCATCCGCGCTCGATCGGCAGATCTGCGTAAAGGCCTGAAAACCAAGCGCGAACGCAGCTGGAGCAACACCACCCTCGGCGACGTCCTGGGCGATATCGCCATCGGCAACGGGCTCACCGCCACCATTTCCGAAGCTCTCGACGCATTGCCCATCCTGCAGCTCGACCAGGCGAACGAGTCCGACGCAAACTTGATCAGCCGCTTGGGCGAAGAGTTTGACGCGGTGGCCAGCGTTAAAGCCGGCTGCCTGCTGTGCTTGCCGGCGGGTGGCGGCAAGACGGCCAGTGGAATGGACCTACCCCACATCACCCTCACCCGCGCCGACGGCGACCAGCACCGCTATCTGCAAGCCGACCGCGACAGCTACGACGGCGTGCGCGCCTATTACTACGACGTGAACAGCGCCAAGAAACAGGAGGCAATCGCCGGCGGCGGCGACAATCTCAAAGATCTGCGACACACCTACAGCGACCAGCAATCCGCACTGCGCGCTGCCCGGGCGGAATTCCGGCGCCTGCAACGTGGCAGCGCCACGCTGAGTTACACCCTGGCCATGGGCCGGCCGGATTTGATCCCCGAACTGACGTACACGCTCCAGGGCGTGAAGGCGGAGATCGACGAGATCATTTGGTATGGCGGCAACGTGCAGCACAGCCTTACTGACAGCGGCGGGTACACGGTGAGCCTGGAGCTGGAGAGCAAGCTGCCGGAGGACAATGTCGAAGACCTGGCAGAAGAGAATCGAGGCGATTACACAGGGATTATTGCGTATTACCGCGACCAGAAAACCGGGAAGGAAAAGACGATTACGGCGGGGGATCAGACGAAGCCGAGGCGGTTGCGGTGGCTGTACGCCACTGAAAAGACGGCCAAGCGTGCAGTGGATCGAGAATGGAAAAAAGCTCAGGCGGACAAGCAAGTTTAAACCCCGGAACTTGTCCGGGGTCCGCCAGCGAATTAATCAGGTGCCTGAGTGAAAACCTCCAACAACCGCAACACGTCTTTCTGACGCTGGTGACTGATCGACCTGAAGATTGCCAGCAACATCACTTCTTGATCGCTAAGGCAGTTCGCATCTGCGACTTGCGCTTGGCTTTCCGATACACCGCTGTTCTCCATCATGCGAATACTCCTTTCACACGCAACCGGTACCCGGCGCCACCATGGCGTCGTTGAGGTTTCCCGGGGAACAGCCAATCTCCTTCACGTTTTGCTGTGTCATCGCACAGCGTAAAAAAAAACTATGAGGCGTTGTTGCTTCACAAACGACCTGGTCGGGCGCGGACATCGAGTATCTGATTGTTGGCGGGATTGAAGTCACACTCGTAAATATGTTTTTGGAACGCACCGAACCCGTTCTGAAACTCGATTTTGTCGCCTATAAATGTAATCAACCCCTGCTCTTGATTCAGCCAGCGAAAGTGACTGAATTTTGGCTCGAAAGTACCGTCGGTCCAGCGGGACGAATACTTGGCCAGACGCTCAACTTGCGATTTGCAATAAATGCCGGCACTGATGCTGTACTTGTCCCCGGCACATTGCAGGCTTTTACGACAAGCAGCTTCATCTGCTAGAACCTGCTTTTTGTCGGGCTTATCGCTTTTGCCGCCGGAACACATCGAAAATGTCACAGCGATAATAACCAGCAGAATTACCGCTCCTATTGCCTGCTGTCCTGCAGTGACCCCAGGGTTCTTAACACCGCAGTGGGGGCAGACTTTAGCGGTCGTATCCACTTCGTGCTTACACGATTTACAGGGTTTCAAAGCCATTCCTTTACTCCTTCGACGTCCATGAAAAAACCGACCTTCTTGGTCGGTGAGTCAAACCCATCACATCAATAAACAGCTCTGATTCAGTTGCTGCTCTTCTTGCCTGTCGTAGCAGCGACGCTGGCGAATGCTGACGCCATTCGTGTCAGAACCTGTCGATCAGCATCAGTTACCTGCTTAAACAGTTCAATTAACTCCAGCGCTTCAGCGGGAATGCTATCGGCAGCCTGTGGCTTACGCTCTCCGGTCACCACGTAAAGAATGTCTACGCCTTTAGCCGCAATCGCAGCGAGGTAGTTCGAGTCAGGACTTCTGTCGCCTTTTTCATAGTTGTACTGGCTATTTTTGGAAGCCCCAGCAACTGCCGAAAATTCAGTCTGGCTGAACCCAAGACGTTCCCTTTCCTCTTTGAGGCGGTCACCAATTCCCACATTTGTCTCCATCAATACTTGACGATCCCACAAACATGGGAAATACTCCACACGTCATCACACGAAACCACACGAAACGAGACTATGCCGAACGCATCCCCCATCGAGCAAGCATGCCAAGAGGCCCGTGACCGTCTCGCACGACTCGGGATATCGGCAAAAGACTGGGCTGAAGAACATGAATTCAACCCTTCGACGGTTTACGCAGTTTTGAACGGACAGAAAAAGTGCTTACGCGGTGAAGCTCACCGCGCCGCCGTGCTGCTCGGTATCAAAGACGGCGTGATTACAAACTAGGGCCTCTGGCTCCAAGGGGAAACCAGAAGATGAAACGCCCAGTTCTAGACAGCAGAAAGAGCGTCGTAATGGCCGTCATCGGCGCCTACCCAGGCGGTCGGTCGTATGCCTCGGCAGACCTCGGCATGCCGCTGAAGAAGTTCGACAACCAGGCCTACGAGAACGCCGGCAGCCGCCCGCTGACCGACGAACACATTCACCGTTTGGAGCAAGTCGCCGGGACCACATTCCTGGCCGACTACATCGCCTCAATGTACGGCGGCATGTTCGTTCCGCTGAGCGTTCCGGAGAACCTGGACAACGTGGAGTTGTACAGCCGCTCGCTCAAGGCCTCGGCCCAGCGGGGCAAGGTAGACCAGATCATGTCTGCCGCCCTGGATGACGGAGTGATCGAAAGGCGTGAAGCCGACGCGATCATCGCCGCCCTAATCACCTACATGTCGGCCCGCTACGCAGAAGTGTTCGCGACGATCCAGCTTTATAGCCAAGGAGCCGTCTAGTGAGTTCTTGCCATCAGCCCTTGCCAAGCCGCGCCTTGATCTCTTTCAACGCGGTCGCTACGTCGTCAACAGCAAAGCGGATGTCTTCGGCACTCACTACCAGTGCGGGCGCCCCTCTGTCGGTCAGCAATGTCGCGTCTCGACCACGCATGACTTTCTCCAGTGCTTCATGCCGCTCCTGCAGACGTTGCAGCAAGCGCTCGACTTCTCTTTTTGAGTGATTACCCATGACCCACATCCTTGAAGAAGAAAGAAAACATTTGTTGGATCTGCTGGTGATCGCTCAACAGCGACTGGACACATTAAAAGAAATCGTCGCCACCACCAATCACGACTGCTCTGGCAGTGATATCCGCATGGCAATGGGCGCCGAAACGCAATAGAGACGGGCAAGTCCAGCAGAACTGCTGGGTTACCGACAACGGCTACACCGTCGCGCTGTGCCGGTTGCCAGAGTCTCGCTACCCGATCACTCGCCCAGGGGGCGAACTGCCCTTCGCTTATGCGAAAGACCGGGACGAAGTCATAACGATCATTGAGCAAGACCAGGCCAAACCGGCCTGAAAGATGGTGTCGAGGAGCGCCAACTCCCCGACACCTACCACTACAAAGGAGCAGCACCATGCAAGCACAGAACCCAAGCAGCAGCGCCGTAGAGGCTAGCACCCCACCGAACATCAAGCGATACCTGGTCAAGGAAACCTGGAAGGAATACCAGGTCACTCTTGAGGTAAATCATGACGTACTGACCGAGGAAACTGCCTCACTAATCAATGGTTTTTGGTCGAACGCCGATGACCGGCTCTCTGCTGAAAATGGAGATGTCGTCCGTACAGTTATCCGCTTGTTTGGTCAAACGATGATCTACCGGATGCTGAGCGAAGGCGGCGCAAGCTTCAGCATCACCACCAAAAACCTTATGACAGGTGACAACCCTGGGCCTTTTTGGACCGAAGACCTTCACAACGAAGAAGGCTGGGGTGGCAATGAACCTGGGCCTTACGGCTTTTGCGGCATTCGCGTCATCGCAGCTGATGTAGATGCACCTGGTTACGATGATGTCGAGTTGGCGGAGGCTGGCGCATGACCGTATTCCTTCTGCTTTACCTGTGCGCAGATGCGACCCGAACGGATTGCCAGGTGGTGAAGGCTGATACCTGGAATGGCCCTTACGCCTATGAAGAATGCACCGGCGTCGTGCCAGACCTGACCGAGGCGCTGACCGCCCCCAACAGGAAGCGGCATCGGTTTGTTTGCGAAATCCAATCCGACAACGCGCAGCCCGCTGATCATGTGGCCCAACCGACGTTTATTCATCAATCGCTTCGCATGTGAAGGGGGCTCAATGAACAACGGCAAAGCCTTTCCCTGGAACCTCGACCTAACCGGCGTCTGCGACCAGTGCGGTAGATCTCGAGCCCACGGCAACCATCAGAAGTGCAGCAAGGAGCGCCAGGCGGCCAACGCCAAGCGTCGGGCCGAGGAGGCCCAAGCCGGAGTCACACCGGCATCTAGAAAAAGTGCCAGCCTGTTCTGGTTACTTCGCCAGCAGTGATCGGCAACACTTAAACCGCAATACATCAGGCCCGGCGACGGGCCTTTTTTCTTCCTGTTGGAAGAATCTCTCGATACCTCGCGTGGGGACGCATATGGCAGATGGCGTAGAGGCCCGTGGCAATTCGGTACGGGTCTATTTTCGTTTCAACGGCGAGCTGTGTCGGGAGTTGGTGCCGGGTGGCAACACGCCGGCCAACCGCGAGCATGCAAAGCGCCTGGTTACGGTGATCGAGTATGAAATCCAGGCAGGCACCTTTGATTACCGCCGGCACTTTCCCGAGTCCACCAAGCTAGCCGAGAACACTTTTGGGCATTACCTAGACCTTTGGCTCACGATCAAGAGCAACAGCGTTGCTGCAACCTCCTTCCGTGGATACAAGAACAAGGCCGAGGTCCATGTGCGGCCACGCTGGGGTGACGTTCAGATCGATCAGATTGACCATCTGGACCTGCAGGAGTGGATCCAGGGTCCGCTGTCGAAGCGGCTGAAGAACAAGACCATTCGCGACATCATCAGCAATGTACGCCAGGTGTTCCGGCTGTACCGTACGCGGAAGAAGGTCGCACACGACCCAACCGAGGGGTTATTCGTACGCCTGCCCGATCCCGAGGCGCCGGACCCGTTCACCAGGGCGGAAATAAAGCAGATCCTCGAAACACACACCAGCCGCACCCAGGAGCTGCTGATGGTGCAGTTCATGATTTGGGCAGGCCCACGGGTGTCGGAGACCATTGCGTTGGCCTGGGAAGATGTCGATCTGAAACAGGGGACTGTGACTTTTCGCCGATCCAAGGTGCGCGGCGCCTATCGGGTAACGAAAACTCGGCGCTCTACGCGCAAGGTGCGGCTGCTGGAGCCTGCGTGGGACGCCTTGCGCAAACTGGATGCCATCAACCGGCTCAAGACGGTGGACACGGTCGACGTCGTAGAGCGGGATAATAAAACCGTCCGAAAGCACAAGCTGCACTTTGTATTCCTGAACACCAAGAGCGGCCTGCCACACGTCAGCGACTTTGTCGTGAGGGACAGATTTTTCAAAGCGCACCTGAAAGCGGCCGGCGTTCGTTATCGCGGTCCTGGCCAGTGCCGACACACCTACGCCAGCCAGTTGCTCACCACCGGCGTGGTTTCGGTCGAATGGATCGCGGAACAGATGGGGCACACCAGCGCGAACATGATCAGGCAGCACTACGGCATGTGGATCAACGAGGACGGCCCGGACGTTGTTGGCATGCTCCAAATCGCATTAAATCTTCAACCCGCTTTATAAACTCCGATGGCCGAAAAGAGATTACAGAACAAGTGGACCCGAAAAATTCAGGGTCCATACCTGTCGGCGCATATCAACTACAAAAATAGTAGTCAAAGTGTGACGTGACATTTAAAGAAAAATCAAAAATGCCTATGGTGGTCAAACTGTTTATGCAGCGCACTAATAACCGTCCTTCGCTGATGAATCAGCTCTGCGGAAAGCCCCTGCCAGGCAGCTTTATTGGCATCCAATTGGGTTAGAAAAAAATCCATCCATTCATCTGCCTTTTGGGTAATTATTGGAACACCACTAATTTTCCCCGCTAGCTTTTCTTCAACCATATGATCCATCGTAAATCGTTTCCCTTCAGGAGTTTTCAGCGCTTGAGCGCACTCCATAACAAACTTATCTAGCTGAATCTCACCGACTGATGCAGCCTGCAGAATATTTTCTACTGCCTCTATCGTCATAAACAGGACATGATCAAAAGAAACCGGAACATGGCCATACTTTGCAATCACTTTCCTCTCAAGCTCAGGATCAATCGCTCTAACAATATCTTCTGCCGAAGCAAACCAAAAATCCTCATGAGTAACTACAACACAAGCAAATTCTGCTGCCGCGTATTCTTTAGTCATTCTCAATCTATAAGCGCTTTCCTGACACTGCTCAATGCCTTTTATAAAGCTGCTCGAAAGAATGTTTTTTAACACACTCGGATCAAATACGGACGAAACAATATCGCCTGGTTCAATGGCTTTGGATTCGAAAAAAATATTTATATTCCCGACAGCCAAAAAGTCCGCCATTTTCCCTTTTACTACACTATTATCCCGGCAACATTGATTGAGTTGTTCCTCGGCCTGATAGGTTAGCGATGAAGTTTGGAGTAAGCGGCCTAAATATTGCTCCATAGTGGGACCAAAATAATCTTTATAACCCCATCCTGCAATTTTCTTGAAAAGATCCGGAACCATTGCGCCGACAGATCGAGAAAACAGTCTCGAATTGTAAATGAATAGATTCTCACCATCCAACAGAACAGGTTTCTTTCTTAATGGAGTAGTTTGAAAGTATTCGCTTTGCTGATGCAGCTCACCTTGAACTTTGTGTTTCTGAAAAAAACTAGGTAGATCCTGGCTTCTTATGGAAACCAGTAGAAAATAGCGAAATATACTTCTCAAAGAAATACTAGGAGACAGATAAAATATAAGTTCATACAGATTAATCCCAACAATACCTTTTGCGCCGTCAGCAACACAAACATCCAAATACAAACTAATTAAATAATAATCCTTGAGAGACAACCCATACAGTTCCAAAAATTTTTCTGCAAACGGCGATTCTTCATTGGAGTACCAAATCATCTGCCGCGTCATCGCCTTGATATCAGGAAACGTTGACCCTTGATACCAAGCCTGCTGCAAGACCATCGGCCGCATCATTAAATGCACATCGCCTAGACCGATAGGACAAGCCAAATGCTGCATACGATATAATCTATTAGCAAGGCTACTAAACTCTGCGCTTACCATGTCTCTATGACCGCCGCCGCACTCTTGCATAGCGATTTTCAGTAAAAAAAGACAAATCCATGGCATGCCACTCGCAGGGCGTTCAAGCGTCTGCGACCAGTGAAGGTGGTCGATCACCTGCTGCAGAACAGAATCCGGCTTATAAACACTCAGCTCGCGTCTAATTTTTTTTATTTGCGCATCATATTTTTCCGCAGTCACTTTCTTAGTTCCTTAAAAAGAAAAGCAAAGATATTTGTACGCTGATGCGGCGTGCGTTCAATTGACCGCTGAATATTTCAGTCCTGGCTCACCGATGCCCTAGCTATCGGTGTCCGCCCAGCGGGGCTGTTCCCATGAGTGTTCCCATACAGCTATTTTTTTGATGCCAAAAAACAAAAACCCCCGATCTTCTCTAGGAAAATCAGGGGTTTATGTTTACTGAATGTGGCGGTGAAGGAGAGATTCGAACTCTCGATACAATTTCTTGTATACACACTTTCCAGGCGTGCTCCTTAAGCCACTCGGACACTTCACCGTATCTCGTCAAACCAGTTCAGTCTGTCGAGGCGCGCTAATGTAGTCGAAAGCCTTTCTGATGGCAAAGGTTTTTTTCAGAATATTCATGCGGTTAGCCGGTTATGCCTGAGCATGTCCGGCGAGGGGTGGTGATTGTGCCATTCTCAGGCACCGCTGGCGCCTGTCTCAAGGCTTTGTCGCGCCACGCCGCAGGCCGTCTAGGCTTGGGCATGGGGAAAAGGCTGACTGGGTAGTCAGTCATAGCGCTTTACCGAGCCGGGCGTGGTGGGTAACGTCTGCTGCATTCTTCTATAACAAGCCCTACAAGGAACCGCGTCATGAGTGAGTTGATTGCCTACCACCTCGAAGACGGTATCGCCACCCTGACCTTGAGCAACGGCAAGGTCAACGCCATTTCCCCGGCGGTGGTCAGTGCGTTTAACGAAGCGCTGGACCAGGCCGAGAAGGATCGGGCGGTAGTAGTGATTACCGGCACGCCGGGGATTCTGTCCGGGGGTTACGATTTGAAGGTGATGACCGCCGGCCCCAAAGAAGCAATCGGCCTGGTGACGTCGGGCTCGACATTGGCGCGGCGGCTGTTGTCGCACCCGTTCCCGGTGATTGTGGCGTGCCCTGGGCATGCGGTGGCTAAGGGCGCCTTTCTGTTGTTGTCGGCGGATTATCGGATCGGGGTGGAAGGCCCGTTCAGCATCGGCCTGAACGAAGTGATGATCGGCATGACCATGCACCACGCCGGGATCGAGCTGGCACGGGATCGTCTGCGCAAGTCGGCGTTCCATCGCTCGGTGATCAATGCCGAGATGTTCGACCCTCAGGGTGCATTGCAGGCCGGCTTCCTCGATAAAGTGGTCGCCCCCGAAGAACTGCACGCAGCAGCTCTGGAGGCGGCGCGGCAATTGAAGAAGATCAATATGAACGCCCACAAGCACACCAAATTGAAAGTGCGCAAAGCGCTGCTGGAAGCTCTGGACGAGGCAATCATCCAGGATCAGGGCCATATTCTTAGTTAA